CAACGGCTGGCACGAGAGCTTTTAGACGAAAACAACAAATTGAAGTCTCAAGTTAAAAACTTGGACAAGGGCTATGTGGCTTCGGAAGAGAACCGAGTCATTGCTCAAAACGAATCTGCAAAACGTCAGTTCCGTGAGGCTCACGAAAGCGGTGATGCGGATGCGTTAATCGCAGCGCAGGAGTTGTTGTCGAAGACTACTTTGGACAAGGAACGTGTTCGGATGGCTAAAAACCGTCTTGATCGCCCCGCAGCGCCTCAGCAGCAGAAACAGCAGCAGCAGCAACCCGCTCAAGCACAGGCCGCTGCCCAACCAGACCCGCAGGCTGAAAGTTGGGCCACGAAAAACGAGTGGTTTGGTTCGGACAATACAATGACTTACGCTGCATTTGGAATACACAAGAAGTTAGTCGAGGAAGAAGGGTTTGACCCACAGAGCGAAGACTACTATAGTGAAGTGGACAAACGCATTCGGACTGAATTTCCACACAAGTTTCCGAAAGCGAGAAAATCGGGAGAAGCACAGGTCGCACCTGCTGGCGCTTCAGCTTCCCGCACATCGACAAAACAGGGGCGCAGGTCGGTAAAACTGTCACCGTCACAGATTGCGATGGCGAAACGCTTAAACGTACCGCTTGAAGAATATGCAAAATTTGTGAAGGATTGATAAAATGGCTGATAGAAAACCGCGCGAAAGCGCAACACGCGAAACTGAAACGCGCCGTAAACCATGGGCACCGCCCAGTCGCCTTGATGCTCCAGATCCCCCCGCGGGATATGTGCATCGTTGGATTCGTACCTCTATGCGTGGTGAAGAAGACAAGATGAATGTCAACACCAAACTACGCGAAGGATGGGAGCCCGTTCGTAAGGACGAGTATCCAGACTATGAGGCCCCGACTATCGATGAAGGTCGATGGGAGGGTGTTATCGGACAAGGTGGATTGATGCTGTGTCGTATACCTGTAGAGACCGCCCAAGAACGATCCGCGTATTACGGGACCCGGACCCGCGAACAAATGGCAGCAGTTGATCAGGATTTGATGAAGGAACAACATCCTTCAATGCCGATTTCTAATAATCGGCAAAGTCGTGTATCCTTCGGAGGCTCACGAAGAGACTCCGAGTAATCTTTGAGGTGCTATTATGGCCAATTCTAACGGATCGTTTGGGCTACGCCCAATCGGAATTGTTGGACAGGGTGCGAACACTACTGGGGCGACCGAGTATCGTATTAAGTCTAATAACAATACAAAACTATATCAGGGTAATCCTTGTATTCCAACTGCGGACGGCACTGTTATTGCTGCTGCCGCTGCTGGTGGTGCGGTTGGACTCGTCGGTGTATTCTGGGGTTGCGAGTACGTTCGCTTAACCGATGGAAAGACCATCTGGTCTAACTCATGGCAGGGTACTTCTGCGGGTGTAGATACAAACTTCCCCATTAAGGCATTTGTATATGACAACCCAATGCAGACGTTCACCATTGCAACTTCTAGCACTGTTGGTAGCAACTTTGATACGGAAGCCCTTCTTCGAGCTGCGGTGTTCTTGAACGCTAACTTTGCTGCTGCAAACGCTGGTAATGACACAACGGGTATTTCTACTGGTACTCTGAATGTCACCACTATCGCTGCCACGGCTGCGTTGCATTTGCGAGTCATTGGAATTCAAGATGACCCAGACAACTCTGACTTCACTGTCGCTGGTATCCCTGTAATCGTTCGATTGAATAACAGTTTCAACTCCGCCAATGGCGCGTTGGTCTCTGGTACTCCATCGACCACTGGCGTTTAAGGAGGTCTAATCATGGCTATTTCACGCGCACAACTAGCAAAAGAGCTAGAGCCCGGCCTGAACGCATTGTTCGGAATGGAGTACGATCGTTACGAAGGTCAACATGCTGAAATCTATACGACCGAATCCTCAGATAGAGCTTTTGAGGAAGAAGTTATGCTATCAGGTTTTGGCGCAGCACCTACTAAATCTGAAGGTTCTGCTGTTAACTTTGATGACGCTAACGAAGCATACACTGCTCGTTATAACCACGAAACTCTTGCTCTCGCATTCTCAATCACTGAGGAAGCAATAGAGGACAACCTGTACGACCGTCTAGGCAGTCGTTACACCAAAGCCCTCGCACGTTCGATGGCTCACTCTAAGCAGGTTAAAGCTGCGGCGATTCTTAATGCTGCGTTTACTGGTGGTGCAACCGCTGGTGGCGATGGTGTTGCTCTCTGCTCAACCGCTCACCCGCTGACTAACGGTGGCACATTTGCCAACACTCCCACAGTTGCTGCTGATCTGAACGAAACTTCTTTGGAAGACGCTCTGATCAACATCGCGGGTTTTGTTGACGAACGTGGTTTGAAAGTCGCACTTCGCGGCATGAAACTGTTGATTCCACGTCAACTGCAATTCGTTGCAGAACGTCTGATGGTGTCTAACCTCCGTGTTGGCACTGCGGATAACGACACCAACGCAATTAAGTCCATGGGCATGTTGCCTGAGGGTTATATTGTAAATGACTTCTTTACAGACCCGGATGCGTTTTTCGTCAAAACCGATGCGCCTCGCGGATTTGTACACTTCGAACGGACTGCACTTTCGACCAACATGGAAGCGGACTTCGACACTGGTAACATGCGGTTTAAAGCCCGTGAGCGTTACAGCTTTGGGTTCAGTGATCCACGTTGTGTTTATGGAGCAGCCGGGGTCTAAGTATAGATCACTTGTTAAAGTAGGGGCTACTTCGGTGGCCCCTTTCTTTTTGTCTTTAGGTCGTGTATTGTTTTTGCAATCCCTGACAGTCGCATGATGCGGCTGACATTTGCCACGACAGGAGACTCACATGGCTAATACAACTTTCTCAGGCCCAATCCGGGCAGGTAACATTAAGAACACAACTGGTACAACTGTAGGCACGGACATTGCTAACATCGGCTATGTTGTAATGTGTCAAGACACCGTGCAAAGTCTCGCAGGTGGCGCACTTGCGGCGGTAGTAACAGATATCATAATTCCAGCTAACTCTAAGATCGTAAATGTAATTATTGATCTTGTAGCTGCGGCTAACACTACAACTAATATTAGTGTTGGTGAGGTTGGCGGTAACGCAAATACTATCATTAATGCAGTTGCATCAGGGACCACAGTGGGCGTCAAAGCATTGGGCGCTGGCGGCGGTGGAACCCTAGAGTGGGGCAACATTGGAACCGCAGATAAACGCTTAAATGTAACAGCTTCTGCCGCTACTAACGCTGGTTCTGTTCGTATTACAGTAATGTACGCACAAGCGTTTAACACCGTAATCCGTCCGTAACCCTTTACTTAGGAGGGTTTTGCCATGGCAGGCTCAGACATAAATGCGTTTACTCATGCGCAAGGTGCGGCGGCGGCTCTTATAGGTCCGTCCAGATCACGGCTTCAAGCCGTGAACATATATGCGACTACGGCGGGATCGTTCACTCTTACCAATGGTAACGGGGGAGCAACGTTGTTAACTCAAAAGTTCCCCGTAGGTATGAACGAGATATACATCCCTGAAAATGGGATGTTGTTTACCTCTGGGGTTTACATTTCGGCACTAACGGGCGCGGGAACCGAACTTACGTTTCTCTTAGCATAGAGAAAGTGTATGGCTAAGATTGACAAATCAAAGATGGCTTGCAACAAGCCCAAGCGCCAAATATCTGGCGGCAAGAAGTCTGTTGTTAAGGCCTGTGACAAAGGTAAAGAGAAAATTGTCCGGTTTGGCGATGCCAACATGACCATTAAGAAATCGGACCCTAAACGGCGCAAGTCGTTTAGGGCACGTCATGGCTGTGACAAAGGTAAGCTAGACAAGCTAAAGGCTAAATACTGGTCGTGTAAGGCGTGGTGATGTAATGAAGATTGATCTGCAACATATTATTTCCGGTTTGGCCCTTGGTGTATTAAGTTGGTCAGCGTTGCAGGTCTATGAGATGAACGCACAGGTGTCCTTGGTTTCTTACAAAGTTGACCAGAATTACAACATGATTAAGCCAATGTGGCAGGATTTTTTAGTTAGGCAGGTTCTGTATGATGAGTCGGGGACAGATGGAGTTTCAAATATCCAAGCCTCCAGAGGAGAAGAGTAAACATGGCAACTTCAGGAACCAGAGACTTTAACCTTGATGTCGGTGAGATTATTGAGGAAGCGTATGAGCGGTGTGGGTTAGAAGTTCGCACAGGTTATGACGCTAAGTCGGCACGTCGGTCTTTAAACCTGATGTTTGCCGATTGGGCTAATCGCGGATTAAACCTGTGGACTGTTAGTTCGGCTGTGATAACTCTCACAAAGGGCAAAAAACAAGAGCCTCTTAGCGCTGACGTCATAGACATTCTGGATGTTGTGTACACGCGAGATGGCACGGACTATGAAGTTCAACGGATTAGCCGTGGGGACTATGTAACTCTTCCTAACAAAGACACTGAAGGCCGGACAAGCCAGTATTATTTAGATCGGCAGATTTCCCCTTTGCTAAACCTTTGGGCCGTCCCTGATAACTCGGTTGACACGTTGACGTATTATTACGTTCGCCGGATTGAAGACGCGGGAACATTGGTCAACACGGCTGACCTTCCTTTCCGGTTCTTCCCTTGCATGGTTGCTGGTTTGGCGTATTATCTGTCGATGAAAAGGGCCCCCGACAGACTACAGATATTAAAATCGGTATACGAAGAAGAGTTTCAACGTGCGGCAGACGAAGACGAGGGCCGCACTGCATTGAAACTACAACCCAGCATGAGATACTTGAGGGTGTAGTATGTACGCAAGTGGTAAAAAAGCATGGGGAATATCCGACCGCTCTGGCCGTCGTTACCGTTTGCACGAAATGCGGGTGGAATGGACCGGGGCAAAAGTTGGTCCTGATGAGTTTGACCCTAAACAGCCACAATTATTTCCGCCAAAGGCTTTTCCTGATCCGCAGGCGTTGAGAAACCCTCGCCCAGAAGTGGGCTTGGTTGCGCAAAGGAACATTCAATGGGGGTGGAATCCAGTTGGCGGACCCTCAGACAATGGAATAAACCCGCCTAACGTTATGGTAGCCATCGGTTCGGTAGGCCAAGTCACGGTGACAACATGAGCATGACATACGCCCAGCTAAAGCAGGCAATTCAAGACTATACGGAAAACACAGAAACCACTTTTGTAGCAAACCTCCCGTTGTTTATTCGAACCGCCGAGGAACGAATTCTAAAAATGGTTCAGCTAAGTTTGTTCCGTCGCAACAAAACAGGTGTGATGGGTCAGGGTAGTCAATATCTGGGTTGCCCCGATGACTTTCTCGCCCCCTTCTCTTTGAGCTATTCCCCTGTCGGCGGTGGAGCCAAAGAGTTTTTAGAGTTTAAAGACGTTAGCTTTATTCAAATGTACAACCCGGACAGTTCCGTACAGGGAGTTCCTAAATACTACGCGACGTTTGACATATCTAACTTTATTGTGTCTCCTACACCTAACGCCGCCTACAATGTTGAGATGCACTACCTGTACCGTCCAGCAAGTCTGACTGCCGGCGCGGATGGGGGCACGTCATGGCTAAGTATAAATGCAGAATTGTCTTTGCTTTACGGCGCTCTCATAGAGGCTTATATCTTTATGAAGGGCGAACAGGATGTCATGGCGATGTATGAAAAACGGTATCAAGAGTCTCTAATCGGGTTGAAACTGTTGGGTGAAGCTAAAGAGACAACACAAGATTATAGGGTTGGTAGGGTTATTCGGGAGAAACAATAATGTTTGACGCGACAGTTGGGTCAGTCAACGTACACGCAACTAATGGTCGAGGATCGACCCCTGAAGAGGTTGCAGAGCGATGTGTTAACAAACTTATAGGGATTTCGAATAACGCAAATCCAATACTAAGAGATCAGGCCGTCGCGTATAGAAACGAGATGGAGAAGGTTATTGTAGTGTATATGAAACAGGCTGTTCAAAGTGACCGAACTACTGTATATAATGCGATAAGAGATGCAGGCCAGCTAAAGTTGGCAGAATACATAAAGGATATGTGAGATGGCTTTTTCTGGTAATGCGATGTCTACTTCTTTCAAACAGCAGTTGTTGATTGGCGCACATAATTTTACGGCAGCGAGTAATGTGTTTCGACTGGCCCTATACACAAACAGCGCCGTCCCTTCAGACATGGGTGGCTCCGGCAGTACCATGGACGGAAGTGTCGCAAACTACGCTTCGAACAACGAGGTCAGTGGAACGAACTACGTTGCCAAAGGTAATCCCATCACCACGGTAACACCTACAACCGCCGGAACCACGGCTTACGTTGATTGTAACGATGTTGTGTTTTCCAATGTAACGATTTCGGCAGTCCGAGGCGCGGTGTTTTACAACGATGCTATGACTAGCCCCGCGGACGCTGCGGTTGCGGTTTTGGATTTTGGTTCGGACAAAGCTGCAAGCACGGGTGATTTCACAGTTGTTATGCCTGCGGCGGGAGCGAGCACTGCTATCATTCGTATAGCATAAGGGGCTAATTATGGCTGTAATTGCCAATCGGGCCAAGATGACGACCTCGACCACTGGTACGGGGACAATAACTCTTGGGTCCGCGTCCACTGGGTTCCAGACGTTTGCGGCAGCGGGTATAACTAACGGTCAAAGTGTACAGTATGTGATTGAAGAGGGCGTTGGTTTTGAGATTGGAACGGGGACCTACACGGCTAGTGGGACAACTCTAACCCGAGGCGCGGTCACCGAAAGCTCCAACAGCGACAACGCTCTTTCATTGAGTGGTGGGGCGCAAGTATTTATTACCGCAATCACAACTCAGTTTAATGAAAAATTAGACAAGGTAGGCGGCACGATGTCTGGTGTTATTGCTATGGGCAATAACAAAGTGACGGGGGTTACAGATCCCACGGCAGCACAAGACGCAGCCACGAAGTCTTACGTTGATACTATTGCCGCGGCGGGTCTTCATTACCACGAACCTGTCCGAGTAGAGACTACAGCCAACCTTACTGCGGCTTATAGTAACGGAAGCAGTGGCGTCGGGGCCACCTTAACCAACAGCGGAACTCAAGCGGCTATCGTCCTTGACGGTGTTACCCTTGTAGCTAACGACCGTGTGATGGTTCAAGACCAAAGCAATCAGGCCCACAATGGGGTGTATAAAGTTACAACCCTTGGTTCTGCCAGTGCGAACTGGGTTTTAACTCGGACAACCGATACCGATTCTTACGCTCCTAGTGACCCTGATGCGCTGGGCGAAGGCGATGCGTTTTTTATTCGTGAGGGCACGGTTCACGGCGGCGAGTTAGATGTAATGACAACCGTTGGTGTTATTACTTTTGGTACAACAAACATTGTATTTACTCTTGTGTCGGATGCCCCCATTTATACTGCTGGCACAGGCATGGCTCTGTCTGGGACGCAGTTTTCCATTGGTCAGGCCGTAGCTACCGACAGCACTCCTACTTTTGGAACCACAACAATTAGTGGTAATATCGCTGTCACCGGAACGGTAGATGGTCGAGACGTTGCCGCAGACGGAACCAAACTCAATACTATTGAAACAAGCGCCGATGTTACCGATTCGACTAATGTTGGGTCTTCTCTTACGTCCTTTTCCACCGGAACAGACGCGGTAGGAGCCGACCTTATTCCCGTGTATGACGTGTCTTCGTCTTCTTGGGAAAAACAGACAATTACAAACGCTGCTTTGCAGGGGCCTACTGGGTCTAAAGGACAGAAGGGCGAAGTTGGCGCGACAGGCCCTA